GGCAGACAAATCCTATCAAACGAAAAAACGATGGGTCTTCACACTACCAAGATGGCATACGGTTATGCAGTTGAAGATGTAACACTGACCTTTCATTGTCTTAATGATATGGAAGTCAGACAGTACTTCGAGACATGGCAGAACCTTGCGGTCAATCAAGAGACCCAAGAGATTGGTTACTTTAACGAGTACACCCATCCAGTGATTATTCAACATATTAAGAAGAGTGCATCTTTCCCAATCAAAAAGAAAAAGTTATTTGATTCTGGAAAGATACCTTCCTCTATACGTGGAAGATTACCAAGACTAGGGCCAATCGACCTTGCACAAGGCGAGTTAGATTTAAATTTGGTATTCGGTGATGATATCACTTATACTTTAGTCCTAGATAAAGCATACCCAACATCATTGAGTGCAATTGAGTTGAGTGATGACGGACAGTTACTTGAGGTTACGGTACAACTATCGTACAAGAATTGGAAGTCCAAAGACGGTGACAACAAAGGCAGCGACTTTATACAAGGTCTAGCTGGTGAGTTGATTAGAAAATTTTTATAACATATTATTATTAGAGAGAAAATATAATGGCATTACCCAAGTTAAATACAACCCCCTCACACGAGATGATTCAACCATCGACAGGGGCGAAGATTTTATATAGACCCTATCTGGTAAAAGAAGAAAAGATACTTCTACTTGCATTTGAGACAGAAGACCAGAAACAAGCAATGAGAGCAATGATTGATGTTGTTGTAACTTGTTGTGAAAATATTAAAACACAAGAACTCACCGTATTTGACGTTGAGTATATGTTTACACAGATTCGTTCACGTTCGGTAGGTGAAACAGCTGATATTAATATCAAGTGTGAATCCGAAGATTGTGACAAAACTACAGAATGTAAAGTTAACCTACAGTCGATTGTGGTTGAAGTTCCTGAAGTAAATCCTATTATTGAATTGACGCCAAGTGTATCATTGGAACTGAAGTGGCCATCGTTTGACGATTTCCTTCAGAACTTTGATGAGAAGATATCGGAGACCGAGTTTGGTTTCAAAATGATTGGTAAGTGTATTAAGACGATTATGACCGAAGAGGAAAGGATTGATGCGAATGATGTCAGTCAAAAGGAGATACAAGAGTTCATTGACTCAATGACTAACGCACAGTTTGAAAAGATTGGTGGGTTTATGCAACTCGCACCATCGATGAAACATGATGTAGACTTTACGTGTGAGTCATGTGGTACAGAACAGAGTAAAACACTAAAAGGTATTCAAGATTTTTTTTAATATGCCTCTCACACGATAATCTTATAAACCATTATAAGACTAATTTTGGCATGATGCAACATCATAATTACTCTTTATCAGAACTTGAGAATATGATGCCGTTTGAGAGGGATGTGTATGTTGCTTTACTAGTAGAGCACTTAAAGGAAGAAAAGGAACGTCACGAACAAGAAGAACGACAAAGGAAGTAAAGAATGGCCGAGAAAACTATACAACATCTCATTGAGGTGACCAAACAAGAGAACGCAGAGTCACGTGGTGTAACCCAAGAGGTTGCGTCCGAAGTCAGTGCGTTGTCTACTATGTTTGGTAAGTACTTCAAAGACCTAAAGAATCAGTCTGGTGATAGACTAGAAGCAGAACGAGAAAAGAAGGATGCACCCAGTGCTTCCCCTCTTCCTGATTTGAGTAAACTCATGGGAGATGCCAAGGGATTTGGTTTCCTCGGTCTGATTGCTGGTATCACTGGTGCAATTGCTGGTCTTGTCGCAGGTGTTGTACAGGGGTTTACTGATGTTCTTCGAATGGTAATGGGCCCTGTCTTAAAGGGACTGGCATTTATCACTAGAGGTATTGGTAAATTCTTCTTAGGGTATGGTAAGGCAACTCTTAAACTTTTAACAAAGGCATTGGGCGGAGTACAGGGAAAGATTCTTCAGGGATTCTTCCGTGGTGTCGGTTTAGGTGTTGATGGTAAACCAACAACTCGAACAAATAAGTTAGTTAAGGGACTATACAGGTTACCAAATAACTTAACCAAAGCATTGAGTAACTTCTCGGAATCATTTAAAAAGTTCGGAAGCACCTTCGGTAAACGATTGAAAGTTAATTTCAAACTGTTCACCCGTGGGTTTGGTCGAGGACTGAAATCCTTAATGACATCCTTAACTACTGTTGGAAATAAACTCTTCAAACCATTCATGGCATGGGGTGAAGATATATCAAAACTCGGTAAAATGATTGGTGGTCAGGGTAAGAAATCCGCAGGGATAATAAGTAAGATTGGTGGATTCTTCAAATCCTTTGGTAGTATCTTCGGAAAATTCTTCACCATATTCAGAACTCTTGGTCGTGTAATCTTCTTCCCCATCACTATCATAATGACAATGGTTGATGCCTTCAACGGATTCAAAGAAGGGTTCGCTAACGATGGTATCATCGGTGGTGTCCTTGGTGCGATTAGTGGTGTCTTGATAGGACTCATTGGAATGCCCCTTGACCTAATCAAGAGTGCTGTTAGTTGGATTGCTGGTAAGATGGGATTTGAAAACTTTTCGGAAACACTTGACGCATTCTCATTTTCAGATATGATTGGTAATTTGTTTGGTGCTGTTACAGATACTCTTACGGGTTTCATGGATGGTATCAAGGATGACTTTGCAAATATGTCTTTTGCTGGTGCAATCGGTGAGTTAGGTAAGAAGTTGTTTAACATAGTTACTAGTATTATGAAATTCCCTCTTGCGGTCGTGGCAGGTGGTGCTGCTGCTCTTGGTGCATTGTTGCCTGGCGGGAAGTCTCCGATGGAAGCGTTCGGTGATGCATTTTCTGCCGTAATGAGTTTCGGTACGTTTAAAACCAATACCGCAGAGAAGATTGAGGGTAAAAAAGAAACCCGTAAGAATCGAGAAGAAAAAGAGGCTGCTGATTTACAAAAACCAACAAGTAAAGAACAATCTTCGGATAGTCTTGATGTTAGTAGAAAAGAAGCTGTAGCTGCAGAATCCGCTAGTAGTGGTAGTCAAATTGCTATCAATGCGGGAGGAAACACAACTAACAACACTAGTTCAAGTAGTGCTGTGGCAGTGGTTGACGCATCTCCTGCTACGGATGACCTAGACAGGGTTGCAGCATAAAAAAAGGGACTCCGAAGAGTCCCCTATAACCTTTAACGGTTTATCCTAAGGCAAGGATTAGTCTTCAGCAGCTAACTTTGCAAAGTAACTCAAAGTATCATCATCACCAGCGGCAGCAGTGATACTAGGTTCAGGTGCAGAGTTCGAAACCACTGTAGGTTCCGCAGTCCTCATAGGAGCACTCTCCGCAGTCTGTGTTAATGAGTCATTCTTCACAGTACTACCCGCACCAGTCGATTGTCCTAAGACAACTTCCAAACGTCCTTTCAACTCGTCATAAGACTTGTATGAAGACGGTGCAGTGAATTCTGTCACGTCATGTAACTGATTGTAAGTCGATTCAAGTTTAGTCTCATCCGCTTCCAGTAATGGAGCTTCTGCTTTAAACTCTGACTTATCATAGTTACGATAACCCGCAACGTTACGAATCTTCAACTGGAAATCAGCACCAGACCAAAAATCAAATGGATTGATTGGAGTCTCGCCTGGAAATTCAGGTTGCATCTTATCCATAATCTTATCAAAGATTTTCTTACCGAAGTCGTAAAGGAATACTTTACCTTCGTTAGCAGGATTAGCTGGGTCATTCATGACCATGATGTTCGCAACATAGTGAAGTCTGCGTTTCTGTCTACGTGCAGTCTCTTTGTCTTCATCGATACCACTGTTCCAAAGGCGTGAATTATATTCACTCACTGGGTCATTTTGTCCGTTAAGAGTAGTCAGAGACTTCTCAACATACCATTGACCAGAAGGGCCTTTAAAGAAATGGTCGAAGTAACGTACCCAAGGTAGTTCTTGACCTTCCCCAGCAGGAAGAAAACGAACGACTGCGTAACCGTTACCACTCTCATCGACAGTGGGTTTCCAGAAACGTAAATCTTCGTATTTGTTGGTTGATTGTTTTGTACCAGACATCTCAGCTGCGGCATTCGCCAGTTTTGAAACGTCAGTACGATTGGTTTTTAAATTTGCAAAAGACATATTTTGTATTCTCCGTATATTTGCGTATTAGTTGTATTTTGAGTATTCATTATATCATAATCAAAAGGGTTTGTCAACCTTTATTTAAAGAGTAAGGTTAGCACTCTTTTCGAGAAAATTAAGTTTCATTGCTTCTAACTCAATCTTCTCTTTGACAGATGTCGAAATATATTTCTTGACATCCTCAATCTCTAGTTTATTCTCATCACAGAGATAAACAGTTGCATCCATATAACTCATGGACTTTGTTCTTACACAGTCCTCCACCATCTTGGTGAATTTCTTTTTATTCATGAAGTTTGATTCCTCGTTAGAAGAATCTACCCCACCTACTATCATATCAAGTTTCATCATCAACCTCTTCGTTGTCCTTATTTATAGGAACGTGAATTTCCCTTTTGTACATATCCGCATACTCTTTATCGTTTGCGAATTCTTCTTCCAGTTCACGAGTCCATACTTGTGCGATATCTGGATACCAAGTGTCGTATTGGCGTTTTGCCGTCCCGTCACTATAGTATGCCATTGCAATACACACTTTATGTATTCGTCCTTCACGTTGTTCACCATAACGAAAGTCACACCATATACCACCACTCAGATA